ACTTTATTTCCATGCTGATTTAACTGTAATCTCAAAGGTTGGAGCGACTTCCCCTGGTCTGGTCAGGTTTCGCGACAGGGTGAATTTCATGCCTTTTACTGGTTTTTTATTTTCTGTTACACACGGAATTAAAATAGTTTGTAAGGTGCCATGCTCATCACCTGATGCTCCTGCTGTAAAATTAAATTGTTTATGGTGACCCCCTGATGAGTTTGATGTTGGACTCCAGTTGGATGCAGCGCGTAACTTAATATTGCGTTCGTACTGAATTGTTGTTTTTATATCCACTAAAATAAAACTCGAGCCGATTACCTCATCAGGAAGTTCCCAGTTTATCTGTTCACTCTCATTTGCCGTAAAAAAAACGTACAGGTTTAATGCCCCAAGCAGTTGTGGATTCTCTGGATTGAACATTGGAGCAAGCCCTTCACTAAGGGCTTTTTCTGTAACAGCTTTCGTTTGACTTGTTCCTTTATAATTATTAGACAGTTGGACCACACCCGCTAGTGAGGTGGTTGCCGCTCTACGTAATAGTTTTTTTATGGTAAGGAATGCAGAATCATCGGTTCCTGCATCAACTTGAGCATCGGTGGCGATACGTGCAATTCCCGATTCTAGCTCCGTAGCATGAGGGATAATTGGCGTTATATTGATGGTCACCGCTGAGGCTTGGTACAAATCCATTGAGCACTCAATTTCGATTTGAACGTATTGATTATCAACAGAAGGAATGAGAGTTGATGGGTATGAGCTATAAACAATAAGATTGCCATCAGAATCATGCAGCCCAAACTCATTGATAAAGTGCCCAGCAAAGCGTGACGCGTCAACATAGACAATGGCATTGAACCAGTGCTCTTGTGTGTTGCCCTCATTAATATCTTGTCGACCGAACTCATTCACTAAGTGTGTAACGTCCTGTGTCGGCGTGACACTTGAACCATTTGCATCGCCTAGAGACATTTGCTCAATCAATAACTTTTGCCCACTTTGGTAGGCCGCTTCCAGCAGCTCTTTACCCTTATCGGTAAGCAAAGCCGTGTGCTCTTGTGCAGATTCTAAACTCATATTTCATTACTCTTATTTCGGATAGTCATGCGATGTCGACTCTTTAGGGTGACCGCTGAATACAGTCCGCCAATTAACGTTGGGTTGGTTGGGAAATTTTTAGAGGTAATTCGGTTGCGTCCTTTTGAAATCGCAACGCTGAACATCCCTCCTGTCGATGGCTTGTTTTTTATCGTCATTTGCCAATGTTGAGAGCCTTGTTTGTTGCTCTCAACGAGTGTGACGACGTTCTCATAGTCTTTTTGATTCAACCCACCTTTGTCTTGAATCACTTCCACCAAAAAGGTGCCTTTAGCGCCCATTGGATTCATTTGATGCCAAACGGTCAGCGTTGGGTTGAAACCTGTTAGGTCCAACGCTCGTTTTACAGCCCAGACCGTGCCTTTGTATCGATAAAGCACTAAGCCTTCTTTGACGACTTCACGCTTTCTCTCAACTGTCCAAGCGTCATCCCAGGTATCGACACGAAACCACCAAGAAAGCCAGGGTAAGTAAGATTCGTGGACGTTATCAATATCGAGAACCTGAAGACCATGAATGGCTAAGCGAAGCTCGTCCATCTCTTCCGTTGTCAGGAAACTCAGCGTTCGGAGTCGAACGTCTTGCTTTAAGATTTTGGGAAGCATTATTTCGTCTCGTTTATCCAGTGGTTATAGGATATTCAAACCTGACCACATAATTTCCGTTCGGCAGATGGATGCTATATATAAAGACACAATGCAGGCTCTAAATTACTCACAACGAGACAAGCTATGAGCACTGACAATCAAACTAAAAACCCCGTAGAAACCGAATTAGAATCAGAAGTTCGAACCTTCACTTTGGAAGATATTGCCCGTGCAATGATGGAGTTTGATATCTGCATGTTAAACACTCCGATTCAATTTGGTGGAATGGAACTCAACTGTGCTAAGCGAGTGCGCAAAGCGCTGGTTAAGGACCGAATTGAAGCGGTGCGTTTCACCAAAGAGCAATACGGTTTTGAATCTAACGATGCCATCACAGCGCATATCGCCTCGAGCATTTTAGTGTTTGGTGAACGCATTGAAGAGAAGCGAGATGAACATGGCAAGCTCACGAACTTGGGCATGAAAGGCGAAGTGGTGATTCCTGTCGACATGCTGATTAACCTGCCCTATGAAGAGCACATCAACTTGGCTCACCTGATGGGAAAGAACTAAACCTCGCACGAATCAAACAGAATATTTTTGATCACTCTTTTCGATTGCTCACCCACAAGAAAATCGGTCTTGTCTCCGTTGGTGAATTACTCAATGCCGACTGGGCGCAATATACGTATCTCATAGAGGTCTTTAATCATGGCAATAAATAAGGACAGTGGTTACGCGTTAGAGCTCATTGTTGGGGTTAAAGACGCGTTTACTCAGCAGTCGAAAAAGATTGAAAAAGAATCGAATAAGCTGGAGCGAGAGTTTAAGCAGCTGCAAAAAACCACCGCTGATGTTGATGCGTTTAAAAAGGCTGAATCTGCTATTGAACAATTGACCGAAGCCGAAAAACAATACTCGAAAATTCTAGGACAAAAGAAGGATGAACTCCCCAAACTGAAGGCTGAGCTTGCCAAAGTGACACAGCAATCTCGACTCATGGCCAATGAAGAATCCAAACTGCAAGCGACCATCAATAAGCTTCGTACAGATATGGCGGGGTTAAGTGACGCTGGCAGCACCAATACCAAAACTTTTAAGAAAAAAACGGGAGCCGTCGCACAAGCAGAACGCACATTGCAGGCGTATCAATCTAAACTAAAAAGCACGACTCAAGATGAAAACCGCATTCGCACTTCTATCTCTGCGACAGAGCGTGAGCTTGGGGACTTAACGAAGGCTCACCAGAAGAGCACCAATGAGATTAAAGCGCATGAGCGCTTAGTGTCACGCCTAGGTCACTCATTAAAAGAGGCGGGGCTCGATGTTAATGACATCATCCAAGAAGAGAAACGGCTGCAAGGCCAACTCAATCGAACCAATAAAGAGATTTCAGAGCAAGGTCGAGAGCTCGGCAAGTTACAAAACTTTGAAAAGCTGGGGGCGATTGCTGGAGGGGCCATGGCATCAGCAGGCTTCGCCTGGGCGGGGAATGATAAGTCTCGAAATGAACGTCTCCTTGCTGCTCGCAGTAGCTATTCATTAGAAGAGGTGCAATCGACCTCTCAACGACAATTTCGTACCGACTTGATTCGGATGTATGGTGCAGACCAAGAGAGCATTTTCGCTGCTCAAGCCCTCGCTAAACAGCAAAATTTAGGTGACGAAGATACTCAGGCATTAACAAAAGCCACTATCCAGTTACAAAAGATTCTCCCTGACTATTCATCCCCCGAAACCGTTCGCGCCCTTGCTAATATTTCAAAAGGCTTCGGCATCAGCATCGAGGAGGCTGCGAATAAGGTTTACGCCACCAGCTCAATGGTCGGTGATGCTAATGGGGATTTGCTCGATACTTTCGCTGAATACTCGCCTTTACTCGGTGACAAGATTTCATTTGACCAATTTGCAGCCTCCATTGTTCGCGCCCGTCAAGCCGGTGTTTGGAATACAGATAAGGTAGGTGATTCATTTAAAGAATCCTTTATGGCTCGTTTTAGTGATAGCGATGAGTTTGCCAAATTGGTAGGGCAAGGCGATAAAGCGGGCACCATTGATGCCATCAGTGATGTCGATTTGCGTAACAGAATCAAAGAAGCCGCTTACCGTGTACGCAGTGACGTTGAAACAGGCAATGCGCCAGGTAACAACTATGCTGCACTATTGGCTCTAGTGAATAGTGCAAACAAAACCGATGCTGCCACCGTCAAACCCATTCTTGAAGCCATAGGTGGCACAATCCTGTCTGAAGATATTGGTACCAAAGGCTTAGACGCCATGCAGCAAGGTCTACAAGAAGGGGGAAAGGTCTTTGACGGTGTTGATTCTCTTGATGATGCCGCTCAAGGAGTCTCAACTTCTATCGACAAAGCCAAACAATCATTCAATGCGACGACTGACACAGTATCTAACAGTGCGGCTAAGTTAATCGATAAGTTTGATGACTTAGGGACAGCGGTTTCCAATGTGACAGGCTCCGCGACTGGAGCTATGAATGAGAACTCAGGATTGGGTTATGCGGGTCTTGTCGGCGGCATAGGCGCAACAGCTTTCGGGGGAATGATTGCTGCCCGTCTTGGTAAAAAAGCCTTGGGTAAAATTCTTGGCACTGCAATGAGCACTCAAGGTGGCTTCAAGCCTGCGAGCATGTTTAGTGGCTTATTTAGTCAATCTGCTGCTAAGCCGGTAGCGAAGGTCGCTAAAGGGCCGAGCTTTTGGTCGAGTGCGGGGAAAAAGGTAATGGATGGCGGTAAAGGTGTTCTCAAAAAGCTGCCTGTGGTGGGTCGAGCTCTAAGTGCGACCTCAACGGGATTATTTACAAAGTCAGCCACGAAACCAGTAGACAAGGTCGCTAAAGGGGCAAGCTCGTGGTCGTCTGCTGGGGAAAAAGTAATAAGTGGAGGTAAAGGCGCTCTCAAGAAGCTCCCCGCCATTGGTACGGCTTTGAATGCGGCCTCTATTGGCATGAGCGCCATTGAGGGAGATACGGAAGGAGTTTGGCGTGGTATTGGAGCCACGGCTGGAACCACACTAGGCGGTCTCGCGGGGAGTTTGTTTGGTGGCTTTGGTGCCGTCCCTGGTGCAATTGCTGGCTCTGTGGCCGGTGATGAGATTGCAGGTTGGTTATACGATGTTTTCAATGGTAAGGATGATCCTGTTAACCAACAGGCTGTCGCCCAAGTAGAGCAAACGGTTCAATCTGCGACAACGCAACCCAGAAACGCCATCAGTCAGCCACCAGCCACAATCGAAGTGAGTTTTGCACCTGTCATTCAACTGGAAGCGGTTAGCTCTGAGGCAGATGTGATGGCACAAACCTTAGTGGCAGCCCTGCGTGATATGACGCCTCAGCTCAAACAGACATTGCATGATGTGATGGATGAACTTTGGAAAGATATGGATCATGTTGACCTCAACTAAAAATAAATATACTGTATTTTTATACAGTATATTAAAGGAGGGTTTATTATGCGTGTTGATATGATTGTCAAAGCTTCTGGTTTACCCCAAGGGACATTCTCTTTGATTGAGCCTGAAATACAAAAGCGGCTATCGGTACTCGACCCCGATGTTTGTGTCCGTATCCGCAAAGGTGAAAACAATCATTTAGATATTATGGAAAGGGATAAAACCAAAAAAGAAAAAGCTCATGCGCTTTTGGAAGAGATGTTCAATGAAGCAGACGAGTGGCTGTATAATTAGAGATAAGAAAGGCGTATTAAGCGCCTTTCTTTTTGTTACGGACTAACTATTAATAGCTTGGAAAGATGCTAGCGTTTTTTCAAAGGTTTCCTCTTCCATTTCAATACCGATAAAACGTCGATTCAAACTCAAACACGCCTTACCTGTAGAGCCACTGCCCATAAACGCATCGAGCACCACATCATGTTCACGACTGCTGGCCATAATGATATGTTGCAGTAAGTCTTGTGGTTTTTCGCAGGGATGCTTACCAGGATAATATTGCACCGGTGCAAACTGCCAGACATCGGTATAAGGCACCTCGCTGGTGACGGAGAACGGTCGACGTAAATGTTCGTATTGCGCTTTTAGATCATCGTATTCCAACACCAAGTTTTGGTAATTATTTTTTAAAACGTCATACTCCTCCACCAGGTCACCATGCGTCTTCGTTAATTCTCCTTTTTTACTTGCGAAAAGCTGTTGAAGCTTTTGGTATTGCGCTTTGTTGGGGAGTTTCCATTGGCTTTCACTAAACCAATGAGAGCACATTTGCGTCCCTGTTGCCGCATTGATTTCTTTTGCCGTGACCCTAAGCTGTTTACGAGCATTGATGAAGTAATCCATCAAAGGTTTGAACACGTGTTTCTTGAGCTCATTGCATTGAGAAGCGTAACCAGAGCAGCCTTTGGCATAGCCTTCAGCGTTATAGTGGCCAGCAAATAAAACACGTTCGGTGGACGGAAAGAACATGCGTAAGTCCGGCTTATGCATTCTTCGCCATGGGCCTGACGGTTTGGCCCAAATGATGTGGTTAAACACTTCAAAGCGGCTTCTGATAAGGATTTCAGTATCACTAGCCAGCTTTGAACCACAGAACAGATAAAGACCTCCTGAGGGTTTGAGGACTCGCCAGAACTCAAGAAGCACTTCATCGAGCCATGCCAGAAATGAAGCGACATCTGGCCACTGATTGTCCCATGCATTACGTTTGACTTGGAAGTATGGTGGGTCGGTTAAAATCAGAGCAATGGAGTTATCGTCAAGCGTTTTAAGGTAGGTTAAACAATCAGCATGGATGAGGGTGGCACGGCCATCGTGCAATGTGTGTTGGTGCATTCTTATCTCCTGTTTAGCAAGAGCCTTGAACACAAATAGCGATTGAAAGCCGCCAGCAATAAAGAATTAAAGCTGGCGGCGTTTTGCTGCTTCCTCTCCAATGCCTTTATCAAAAAGGTCTTGGGTCTCAGGTACTCAAGGCATCAAAACACCTATCAACCTTATCATGCACAACTGTGTTTTTATACAGTTAATTATTTCGAATTAATTGCGCTAAATCTGGATAGGGCTGTTGTGAAAGCTGTTCGATAACAAAGGCCACGTGATGGACAGAGTGCTCAGGCAGCATTTGGGATACAGAGATAGGGTCGACATGACCTTGTTTAGACTGTTCAATAATCAAACTGACTAACGGCTCACATTGGGATTTAATCGTTAACATGCTGAAATTCCATGTAAATTCCACGTGGTTACGACATTAATATGGTGTGCAGCGAATAGCCAGTGCTTTGTGGGGAAACTTGAGTTAATTAGGACTCCGCAGGATGTAATAGCAGGTGAGCTTGATGCGTTATTGCATTCCATTCTTTCATTTCTGCGATAAACAAACCATGTCGATGAATGCTGTCAATGAGGTCATAAGCTCGCTCATGTTGAATGAACATAGACAGAGGGGTGATCTGTGTCATATTGTCAAAACCATGTTCAATGTGTTCTTCTAACAGATACAAAACATTAGGTTCTGCCTCGGTTCCTTCCTCTAAAAGCCTCGACTCAAGACCTTCTTCATCATATAAATACACGAGCAGTGAATACAATTTCTCCGCCCCAGCGATCTTGATCTTTTTAGCTTTTTCATTAAGTTGATAGAGCTTCATTTCAAGATTTCCTCCTTTTGTTCGAGCCGTTTGAACCATTAAGCGAATGTCTTTTTTAATCGCAGCGTAAGCCTTATTCTTCATTTTGGGTTTCAGATATTTCAATAAAATTTCATTACGCTTTGCAATGGGCACGAAACGCGAGCTGGTCGATACTTGGAACAACAAATGAAGCAAAGCATGCGTTATGGTTTGGTGTAGTGTTCGATAGTAATCAAAGTCTTTTGTGATTTTCATAATGATTAAAAGTATTTGACTGATATTATCAATTGTTATGCGGTCGTCCTGTCTTTAAATCAAGCTATTGAAATAATTAAAATGAAAGGTTGTTATCGCACTTCGATAAACATCTGTTTGGAAAGCACTTGCTGAGCGATAGTGCTTACTCGGTAGACCCGTGCATTGCCATACGCACTCGCAAACGCTACGCCTCTGAGTGAATCGTCTAACTCAAGCACAAACTGCACACTAGGTAAAAATTCACCACTTTCCAGCTCATCAAAAGCCAATAACACGTCATCAGGGGCGGCAAGCAATTTGTCTTGTATCATCTCTCGAAACGGCTCTAGCTCTGGCGATTGCTTTATCGCGTTATTGAGTGTGGTCGCAGATAAACCTTGTTTAGCGACAGCTTCGGCTTGCTCTTTCAAGACGCGTTTACTTTGTGCGTGAGAGTAATTGAGAATGCTTTGGGTCAGTCCATATTTTTGCGCCCGCTCCATCATCGATGCTGGCAGCGTTTTCATTGATACTAATGGCGAGCTAGTAAACTGATGCTCTTTGCCAGTCGTCGCATCCTTATCCAAGGCTGTGCCACTGACTTCGGCTGAGGCCTGTCGCATCGATGCTGGTAGTGCTTCATATTGCTTGCGTGACAACACTGACACGGTCGCACGGCACTTATGGTGGTTGGGCGGGTAAAAACTTTCCCAAAATGGATCGTCTTTGGGCTTAATCACGCCATCGAGCTTTCTGCACAGTTCTGTGGTGCCTGAATCGAGCACCGACGAATAAACCAGAAACTCCACCAAGTCGTTATAGGCAATCTGAGTCCAACGGCCTGAATTGTATGCGGTCATCATATTGTTGCGATAATGCAACTCTAACCAATAAGGATTGACCTGAGAGAGTCCTTCTTGCTCAAGAAGTTGACGGATGCTACCTAAGGTTTCAGAGCGTGATGCTCCACTTTCTAATGCGTCTTCATAACGTTTTTTGACGCGATTGACCGCATCAATACTGGAGACGTTCGCGACCGTAAAGGCGCGCAGCTTCATCGCCGCTTCCATTTGACGATACGCTTTGGTATCGGTCGGTATCATGGCTTTGAGTGAATCAATCGCTTCCTGAAAAGGCACCTCATCCACGGCAAGATAAATCGGCGCGCAAGTGAGTTCGATAGGTTTATCGCTGGCATCATTGATCGCATTATGGATATGCGCTTGGCCCAGCAGCCAGCTCACCATCATCGAAGCGGCATAGATGTTGGTGTATTGCGTTGTCACTTGGGTGATATCGATATCGCCTGGGTTTGAATACGCTTTGAACGCGGCTTCCAGTTCGCTTGAAAGGCTTTTGACGGTTAATGAAAGCGCCTCATCTTCGAGGCGCTGTAGTTTAGTGAGGTTATCGGTCTCTTTTTTATCAAGACTCTTTAAAGCAGACATAAATGCTTTCCTGGTGCATCTGAAAGATACGTGGATTCACGACTGGAAGAGGGGCTGTCGACAATGTTGTTCACCAACTCTTTATAAGCGTCCTCATCCACTCGAATTTTGAGGCTGCCTTCACGACCATTGGCTAAGAAAATCCATTTAAGCAGCGTATCGTTAAGCGTCTTATGCACCAGGCGAGCATCGCGTTTGGAGACACGCATGCCCGCTCTTTCATGGACTTCACCCAATGACCGAGAGCCGTATTTTTGATTGCCGTTTGTCAAGGTTTGACCGGTGATGCGCTTGGCGATTTTGTTATCAATGTATTCAATGGTTCGAAGCAGTTCATCCACCTTACCGTTGGCATCAAGGGTGACGATTTCTTTTACACCAGAGAGTGCCACCGCATCTCCGTTCATCACAGGGGCTAACGAGTTGGCAATCGCTTGTACGTCATCCCCGCCATTGGCATTTTCAGCCAGAGCAATCGCCGTTGGGATCGCGTACTTCTCACCAAGGCGCTCGATGTTGGCCCAGCTGATCCACTTACTTTGCCAAATAGGCCACACTGACTCTAAGATAGTTTCGCCGTATGGACGCTCAGTGGTCGCATTGCGCAGCACGGGAATGACTTTCCCTGCCACAGGCGTTTTCGCTGTGTAATCCACAGCGCTGTACACTAAGGTACCATCCTTTAATAGGCGGAAGTCTTCAGGGCGTTTGGGCTCTGAGTGGGTGAGGCAAAGCTGTGAGCCGACTTTCTCCCAGATAAGCTCCACTGGCATAAAACCAAATTCCGTCGCGCTTAACATCTGCTCCATCAACATTTCTAAATCAAAGTCTGCCATCACCTCGTTGTAAAACTCGATGTCACTGGCTGAGCCTTCCATCACGTAGGGCACCGTCATGGCCGTGGCATGACGCATTTCAATGCTTGATGCGACCTCTTCATCGAGCAGCATGGCGCGAATGGCCCCAAAATAGTAGTTGCTGCTTTGGTAGCGAGCGTTGCCGAGCTCTGCTGGTAATGGGTAGTGATTAACGATAACGTCGGTGGGAAGCCGAGCGATAAGGGACGATAATGTGAGATTCTTGATCACGGGCAATCGCAGCTCCTGTGTATTGAGCACCGCTTTCAGTGCCATGGTTAAGGCCAAGCAAGGCGTTGATTAATGCGAGCGCTTCGTCTTTGCGATCATCAAAATCAAACTCGCTAATTTCACCTAACTCGTAAATCGCCCTTTGAGTCATGCCTTCAGCCAACACTTCTTTGTCATCCTCGCTATAAAGGCGAGACAAGGCATTCTTTTGACCAAGATAGGCATAGCACCAACGCGCGGCGGATTGACAAGCAGTTTGAGCGTTGTTCTCATCGTTGTAAGTTAAGGAGTGGTAGATTTGCTCATCCAGGGAGCTCGATACTCCCTGGATGGTGACCATCGCTCTTAACTCGGTAAGGGTAATAGCCATTATCACTCCTTACTTCAGTGCGTCATCGGCCCAGCAGATGGCATCCACGACAACCGCAGGCAAAGGCTTTGACATGGTGTACACATCCGCGCCACTTGGATCGTCGACTTTCTTTACTTTCGAGAAGAAAGGTAAGGCCTGAAGGCCTGCGTCCAAATCATCGAGCGCGGCATAGTACGGTGTGTGGCCTGCCTCAAGGTCAATCATCACCATCTTGTCATCATCAACGGTTTTTACGCGGGTTTTCGTACCGCCTACCATGGTTTCGTATGAACCATTTTCAAGATTAATGAGGTAGCCGCCTACATTGACTTGACCCTTGCTGACTTTCACATCGAGCACGTTGGATTTATTTTTCCCTGCTAAGGTGACAATGCGAGCAAACAACGTTTTACCACTCAATACTTCCAAATTTGCGCCATAACCTTTCGCTTGAATGGCTTCATCCATCTCTTGCAAGGCGGTGTACACTTGTTCGATGGTGGCGTCTGTGGCTTTCAGTGAGCGATTAAAGTTGTAGCGAAGTGTTTCCCCAAAATCCACTTCAAACAATTCCATTGCGCCGTCTGCGGTTTTCATTGGGTAGGCGATCTTACCTGTCAGCGATTGAGCACACAGCGCTTCAGTTGAGACTTCTATCTTGCGCATCACACCAAACTGAAGCATTTCAAAAAACTTTTTAATGTTCTTTAAACCTAATGCCTTAAGGTTGTTCAGCTCCGCCGCTGACACATGCGATACCGTCGAAAAACCCTGTGGCTCGATAGATAGAGTTTCTAAGTCATTGCCACCAAGCTGATACGCTTTCGTGCCACGACGTACCACCGGAATGTTAGACAGGGTCTCTTTGAGCACATTCCAGGGGATGCGCACGCTTGGGTAAAATACCGCCTCCCCAAACACCTTCTTGCGAATACGCATTGGCACTGGCTTGCGCTTTTTGTAGTTGTTTAGCAGCTCTGCCCACTCTTGAGGAGCTAACAGACTGCGTAAAATATCAATAATATCCATGCTTTGTTCTCTTTATAGCCGCTGATTGAACAGCGGCACGCATTAATGGGTGGGGTTATTGGTCTGAGCCTGACTCAGGAACGTTGTTGCCTGATTGCGCTTCACCATCGGGGGATGGCTCTGAGTCTTCTTTTGGCTCATCCGCAATCACTAAGCCAACGCTATCTTCGACGCGTGGGTATTCCCCTTTTTTCGTTAGGGCAACATGAATCGTTACTTCACCATCACTAACAGGAGTGATAAGTCCTGATTTTTCATCGACGGTGGCCACGGCTTCATCACTAGAGGTGTACTTTACGATTTGCTCGTAAGGGTTATTGAGAACAAGATTCAAACCACCGCTTTGCACATCAACGCCAAGCTCTGAGTACACAACCGGTGAGTCATCCACTTTACGAAAACCGACAGGCTCAAGCTTTAAGTTATCGTCTGAATTATTTTCTACATCCGCTTTTAACTTTGCTTCCACAATCGGTTGACCTAATTGATGGTAAGCCTCCCCTTCACGCTTTAAGAGCTGAAGCTTCGCGATGGCTTGCTCAATCAAATCGTTACGGCGTGAATGGTGCAGCAATGTGCGTGGATGAGCGCCCATTTGAACAAAGGCATTTGATGCGTCACGCAACGCTTTGGAAAACACACCATCTTGTTTGGCTTTTTGTTGCTCTAAGGGACTCATAACCAGGCTCCTTCTGCAAAGAGTTGAACGCAAGAAAGCGTAAATTCATTAGACGCAGTGAGCGCTAAATCATCAGCAAGCACGACACGGTCGCGAAGGTACGCCCCAAGGCGAAGTGCTGAAACAGAGCTATCACCTTTCATTTGTTTGGTGGTCACCACCCCCAGCGTCACTTGAGCGACGGTAAGATTGCCAGCGCCATCATCTTGAACGGTGAGCAAAGGGGAACCGTCCCAACGGCCAGTGATCACACCATCAGTGATCACCACGACATGACCAGGCTCTAAATCAGTGATGCCATTGACCATCATTTGTTGGATGACGTTGCCACCGGTATAACTTCCTACAATGGCGGGCGCGCCCTTGATGGTGGTTTTCATTCCAAATTCCATTACCAACCCTCCGGATCAAAGTTATCTTTTTGAGCCGAGCCTGTATCCGCGAGCTCTAAGTTCTCAGTTAATTTATCCCAGACCGATGGTGTTGCCGGAACCGTTTTCTTCTCAGACATAGCACTTAGCATGCCTTTCAATTGACTGTAACGATTGCCATCACCAGAGGCGCAAAGCTCGATAGCGGACGCACCTTCAATCATGACCTTCACACTCTTGCGAAGCTCGTCGCTCATTTCACGCGAGTCCGCCAGTTCGGTCAGTGTTTCTTTACGATCGCCTGCCAACGTTTCTTGCATCGCAGTAACCACACTGTTTGATTTGTCGTCATCGGTCTTAGTCGGCTCTCCATCTTTGCTTTGCTCACCTTCTTTTTTCACTGGCGGCGTATTGGGTTTAATCCCCATACCGTCAAGCTGCTCTTTGACGACATCGCCGAGCAGCGTTTTGAGTTCGTCTTTTTTCATGGTTATTCCTGTTTCATTGTCACCAGAGCCAGGTTGAGTACCGACATCTGCACTGAGATAGATAGCGTCATCACAAAAATCGCTATCGCTGAGATCCACCACATCACGGGTTTTCGTGTCCGCCGCCGGAGGAAGTTGACCCAAGAAGGCAAGATGGTGCATGTACCACTCACCTTCTTTATCCGGTACTGGATGGATGCCAGCACTGAAGCCTTCAAACTTGCCCGAATCTTCCAGTGTTTCCATCTCGGGGGTGTAAATCACCTCACCCACAAGGACGGTTTTTCCGCTTTTATCGCCACTGCCGGCTTCCGTTCTGAGGTTAGACGCTCGCCCCAACGCGGCAATCTGATCGCTGCCTTTGGTTGGGTGACCTGGGGTCACGGGAGGGCGGGCATCCGATTTATAATGACGAACCACCGATTCGAGTTGCGCTTTCGTGACGGGCTGACCATTTTTTTGAATGCCATCCGCCACAATTTCTAACTTACGAATTCGCATATCGACTCCTTACAAGGTCACGGTGATACCAAATTGCCCAGGTGCATCCGGTGGATATTTCGCACCGGTTTGCATGTCGAGCATGAATACGCGTCCAGAGGTATTGCTGATCTCAATAAAATGCACAGCAATGTTGGCGGTGTACGGCGAACCTTCATCGTTATAACCAGGAACCGGTGGGTTTTTCACAAACCCATGAATACGAGTAATACCCGCATCAATAATCTTGGTCCCTGTTTCGGAATCCAACATGCGTACTTGTCCCGTTAGGCGCAGCTTGATCCACCCATCGTTATTGGTCAGCTGAGCCACATCGCCAAGCGCCACCGATTGAAACTCCACCGTTGCCGTTGGGGCTTCGTACTTACCGGTTGGCACTTCGACATCACCCAGACCACCTAAGCCACCCACCGTGGCCATCTTGCGTTGTAGGTCGCTGCTGGCGTTTTTTACGCGTCCGACGTATTGGGTTTCATTAATGAACGCCATCTGGTCTCGCCAGACCACACTTTTCTCTGCCATGACTTACCTCACGCAATCAGTTTGTTAAAGGCGCTTTCCAACCCTTCAACGTAAATTTCAGCTTCAAATTCCACACTCTGCATAGGGACAGGCGGTGTCATTCGATAGCGGTACTTAATTTTGCCTTTCATCAGATTGGTGAGTGGGTTATCACCAGCATCAATTGACACATTGCTGTACACCAACGCGGTGCCTTCTTTCGAGCGAAGATAATCGTTCACCGTATCTTTCACGCGGCCACAGGTCGTATTAGCAATGTCAGTTGGGCTGGTGAACATCGGAAAGTCTAAGAACTGACGAGTGGCGTCCTCAATGCTTTCTTCTAGAATGTCGGCTGTGCGGCGAACTGAAATAAATGACAGGTAATCGCTCTTGGTTGGGAACGCGGTGGAGTAGTTACCAAAGTTCTTCCAACCACCATGGTTCATCAGCGTGGCAATGCCGTTCACGTTTAAGTAGTTCACATCACACGATGGATCGCTTGGGATGTAATCGAGCTCAATGGAAGGGCCAATCACATCGGCCATGACGTAGTTTGATGGCGAGCACCAGTAACCGGTTTCCGGCACAATGTTCTGCTCGGTTTGGTTGCGGTCTACCTGAGCAAGGAGGCCACACAGACTTGGCGCGTACCAATCGACCACCGTTGCGCCGTCGGTATCTAATACTTTTGGACGTGGCCAGCCGACATACGCTCGTTGTGAGGTGTACTTTTTCTTCCAAGCGTACGCCTCAGTGGGTGTTGAAATATGCTCCGGCATATCTCCCACCCAAATGCCGCGGATAGTGCTGACCGCTGCCACAGCGAGTCCCATTGCGCCATCCTTGTGTAAAATGCCTGGAGCCATGTTGATTTTGGATGAAAAGCCGTAGCTCTGTTTCGCTTTACGCAGTAGCGGCAGTGCTTCCATGAATTTCGCCAACAGCGCATCGGTGACACGGGAAACGGTCAGTACATAAGTGAGCTCAATGCCAGCCACATCCCCCACATTAATTGTCATATCGTTGTCATTGGTGTAGCTGACGTTGCTCTTGGGTGCGAGCGTCACGGTGACCACCGTTTGACCTTCTGAAAGTGGTGTGATCGTGCCATCACTACTATCAACCAAGGCAATGGCTTCATCATCAATCGACCAAACAGCAGTTTGCTCATACGTATTGGTTAACGCGTTCGGCTGAGAGTCTGCGCCTAAGAACGCTGTCGCAACAGAATCACCCAGCGTCGCTGGACTCATGGTCTTGCCTGCGTTTGGATTGGTTTGTGCGACCGTCACGCCATAGACATGGGCCTCATCTATGTCATTCTCACCATCATTAAAGGTGACCAAGGCGGTGATGTTAGCAATACCGGCTTTCACAGGCGTTACCACGCCCGTATTGGCATCCACGGTCGCAATGAGGTCATTGTCCGAGCTGTACGCAATGTGACAAGCGTGAGGATTTAAAATCGTGACAGGTAAGCTTGCGCCATCATCAATATAAATAGAGACACTGGATGTGCTCATCGTGACGCCAGAGACCGCTGGCGTTTCAACGTCAGGGAAGTCGCTGTCTTTCCCTAAAGGGATAGATAGGATGGAGTTGCTTGGTACATAGTGGTGAACGCGACGAATGGCGTTGGTGAGTGAGCCTTCACCAAAGGCCTTCTTCGCATCATCGAAATTGGTGGTGTGGTAGAGCTTTAATGGCTCTGCCAACTCAGAAGTACCAAACACACCAATCACACTGGACGACACTTCGATGACCGAAATGGGACCTGTGAGCGATTCGATGGTTCGGATGCCGTGAAGTAATTCGGCCATGGATACTGTCTCCTGTTCATCAGTGGAGTCAGTATCTGAGATTATTGGAGGATAATTTCCGTTCGGCAGGCTTAAGCGTTGGTAAAGTCGAACACGTCACTTTGCCCCGTGGCGAGGATTTGACAAGAAAGCTTAATGCCAATAATGCCTTGTGGCAAATCGGTTTGAGTAACCACAATACTGTCGAGTTTGACGCGAGGTTCGTACTTGGCCACAGATTCAGCAATGGACACTTTCAACCCTTGCACTTCCCATTGAGGCTTATCAATGTACTCCAATGCATCCGCTGCGTAATCCGGCATATAAATCCGTTCGCCTTTGCCGGTGTACACAATCATAAAAAGTGACTGCTTGATATCGGCCACCAAATCGGTGTTTCGTCCGCTTCCTGCAAATTTGAGTGAGTAGGTCATGCGTACCCCGTTTGAATTCGTTTGAAATCCGGTTTGAATGAGTTTGAATAAAATTATTTGAACATTCACACCCGATAGAAATTAAGCGCCCTCAGAATCGCTCTGAGGGCGTTTTGTCATTTATTGGTTTGCGGTGGACGTTGGTCTGCCTTCTGCGTCATTGTGTTTATGGCTAATCACGGCGACCGTGACACCATTGATGGTCACTGAGCCTTTCATGGTTGCGCCGCTGCTCATCACTGCCGCGCCACCACTGGTGCTACCGTAACCCGCTGCGCCCACTAAACCAGTAAAGGTGGCAGTTTTCATTCCCGTTAACGTATCCATCATGGTCGTCGCTTTTACGACCTTGAGGGTGTCATTGAGCGAGGTTGCACCTGTGACTTCCAGCTTAGCGTCAATCAATACCTTTTCTGTATTGACGGTAATGGCAGGGGTTCCACCGCCAATCTTTAACACGCCCGTTTGGGTGGACTGGTCGTACTCAAGCAATGTGCCGTCTTTAAACTGAACCCCAAACTTATCGACATTTGCGATATAGGGCTTTGCTGATTTGTTCGCCATCGAGCCAAGCACAAAGCCAGACATCATTGAACCGCTAGGGATGAACAAGCACAGCACCTGTTCACCTGGCTCAAGGTTGCACGAAATACTGACGCTCTTACTTCGCATCCCCAGCACAGGCAACCAATCTGACTCAGGGTAACGCAGCCCTGGGAAGGTCACCTTGACGCGCCTCAGCTCGGTATCCACCTTGCTCACTTTGCCAATGCACACCAGCTTGCGCAGCATGGAGAGCACATCGCTGAGTTTCGTTTTAATCTCTGCGAGTTTGTTGAACATAGAAACTCCTAACGCATCATTCGTCGCAAAGCACCACTGCCAAAGCGTGAGAGCGCTTTCGCGGCGCTACTGAATGACTTGGGCGCTTGTGGCGTTGCGCCGCCCACAAAGCCAGACTCGAACCCACTAATAGCCATCTCTACCGCATCAGGGCCATCATCATGGCCACGAGGGAACTCTAAAAACATTTGACGAAGCAGCGTCTGAGTCTCTAAGAATTGGATAAGTCCGTTCTCCACTTGCGAAGAAAGTGACTTGATACGCACTTGCTTATTGCCCCCTTTGAACTCACGAACCGGAAGGCGCACGCCTTTCTTCTTGGCGTAACGCATCACTTCTTTTTTGTAAATCTTCTGGAACGCAACGATTTCGAACATCACGAAGGATGGCCTGTGTTGTCGAAACACATCCACAATGCGCTGGGCGAACTTAAGGTCGGACTCTTTCCAGCCTTTGGCAAACAACACATGATCCACCATGGTAATTTTGTGTCGAGCCACCACGGCAATAAAGGACCAGTCGCCTTTTTTAAGGCCCGTAGCAGGGTCAATCGCCATACCAATGGTGCAATCTCGAAGATCCAATTCATAGGGTTTGAAGTAGACAAACCACTCTTCCTTAAAGTCGGCATCTTCATCGGCGATAGGACGGTTCATCCATTCCGTCCACCAAGCACTGCCTGACGCGATGCGTTTATTGTCTAACTCTTGCAAACTCCAACGTGCTGGAAATAAGGGATGCCCCGACGGGGTAATGGCACTGAAACGCAGCCCCAACCAGTTAGGCAAACGGCCATCTTCAATTTGTTTAAGGAGACGTGACGGTAAATCGTCTGGGTGCATGATGGTGTTGGCGATGATGGTCAGCGCCCCTTTGCCCAGATTCATAATAACGCGTTTAAACCAGCGCTCCGCTTGACGACGCAGTGTCGGCGATTCCACCTCTTTGTCCTCGAGCAAGTCATCACAGATAATGTGAGTCGGACGTTGGTACTTGTTCTTAATACCACGCAGCCGCTGCCCACGACCGACCGCCACGATGGAAGAGCCATTGGCTAGTTTGATTTTGCGTTTAGTCCAGGTGTTACCTCGCTGCTCCCCATAGTCATCCAGAATCAGTTCGTTATCTTCTAAGTCATCTTTGATGGCATCCATTATCTCTTTGGCGCTATCGGCAGACGCACCACAAATCACAATGAATGAACCAGGATGATTAAGCGCCAGCCATAAAGGCATGGCCTGAGTATTACGGGTGGTTTTACCGTGGTCGCGTGGTTCGATGTCGAGAATGCCCTCATACTCCCCACGTTTGCCGTTTTCAAGCGCAAGCGGCTGTTTGATAAAACCGTGGTCGCGCGGGTCAATGAGTGCTTTGAATAGCGCCTCGTCTTGATGATTTAAATTTCGATTGGCGGCCAGGCGAGTCAGTGCGAGCTGGTATTCACTGAACTCAAGTGTGAACGCATCCGGCATATAGGTCTGACAGAAGTACGCAAAGTCACGTTTAGATTTGGCGCGGCGCTTTTGACGCGCCTTTTCTTCTTTTTGTTTCCGTGCTAAATCACGCCGCGCTTGGGCTTGGGTCTTCTTCGTGGCGCATTTGTCCTCAGCGGCGATATGCGCACTGTCTCGAATGTTCTCTAAATCCGCATCGGACAACCCACCAAAGAGGCCGCTCATCGACGGCCTCGTTTCGTTTTTTGGTCGACACGAATTTTCTGAATGAGGCTGACCAGCTCAAGCAAGAGCTCGGGGCGCGTCTCTTTGAGTATATCGGTAAGCTGACTTTCAAACTCTGCCTTTGCCGCATCGACCCCTTTACGAAACTCAACTTTCAATCGGTCAAGGTTCACCTGTGCATCCGATAGTCGCGCTAACAAGTTGGCCAGCTTGTTCGGATCTTTAAATGACTCAGGGCCAAACTCCAACTCACGCAATACTTTGAACATGTAGCGCTGCATGATTTGCAAGTTCAGCTCTGAGATATCGGTGTTGGGGCTGTCTTTGAACTCCTTTAGAAACACCTCCGCTTGCTCTTGAACCAGACGCTGCTCTTCAATCAACGCCTGATTACTGCGAAGCACACGGTGCACTGACGAACGTGAAATATCAAAGCCGTCTTCTTTAAGCGTCTCCGCGATATCGTCCAGCTTCATTTTGTCCACGGTGTACATCTCAATGACGCGCTCAAGCAGCCCGTGCAATTCCACCTTTGAGCGTGGGGCCATGGGGTTTCCTTCTTATTGTTCTAGTGAGCGTGCAGCTTATCCCCCGAAGGGTTGATTAACTTCCGTTCGGCAGATGGCCGCTAAATAAAAGGCAGAATTTAAGCCTGGTTCAAACACCGTTCAATGGAGCGTATCAGCGATGAAAGGGTTTCTCGATGCACTGCACAACACCACCCAAGCGATTGAGGGACTACCAGAGACGTTGGCTCCCTTTGGCTTGCAGTGTGTGCGCGACAACATGAAAAACGGCACGTTTAAGCCCAATGTTCCGCTAACTAAAAACACCAAGAACGCAGGGGCTAACCCCCTATTTGATACAGGCGAAACCTACGCGTCATTAACGTATCAGGCTGGCCAAGATGAATACCGTATAGGCACCAACAAAGCGCATGCGCCACTGATTAACAATGGCGGCGTGATTAAAGCCAAGAAAGCCAAACAGCTCGCCATACCAGTCAACAAGCAGGTAAAGAAACGCTCCGAAGTATATGGGGTGCGTAAAACCTTGGAAGGATTAGAGCGTCAAGGCTGGAAGATTTTCTACCGTCCTCATTCCATCATGGGACGAGCGCCTTTGGGTGGTAAGGCTTTTGGTCAAAAGGTGAAGACCAAAGCCAACCGAAACAACAAAGGCGCAGAGAAAGGTGTGTTCTATGTGCTGTATATCCGAACGCCGCAAATCAAAGTCTCCAGTCGTGAGTTCATGTATTTAAGTCCCGAGCAGCAGCAAGCGCAGCAAGAGATGGCATTAGAGCAGTTAAAGGCAGCAACCCAATGAAAGTGATTCGAGCATTAGAAAAAGCACTGGAAACCTCACTCGGTATGCAGGTGGTGGTTGAACCCTCCAATGCAGTGACCAGAAAAGAAGTGCGCGTCCTGTTCAATGGTATCCGCGCGTTGAATCGACTGCCACTGACGACACAAGGCTCCTACATCCCTTATGAAATGCTCCTTGATGTGGTGATTTCAGCCAGAGTCAGCGGAGGGAACACACAGTGCTTTTTATCTAGTCAGCAGATACAACTCAATTTGCGCATGACCGATTATCTCACCCATGACTTGATTGTTTTAAAAGACATTGGTGAAGATTTGCCTGCTGGCTTTGGTGAATTCTGTGAGCGGCTGACGGTCGTGGGCGATGCGGAGGTTTCCGATGCTCGAAAAACATCATCCGGCTGGAGTGAGCCAAAACAAAACGATGACTTTGACCCCAAAGACGATCTGTTTACTTGGCGCGAAGATTGGCAAGCCACATTGGTGCTCACCGTACACAAACATTTTACCAACCCTGATGTGACTGAGATCACCGCCAAGAGCCTTCTCACGGGTAAGAGCACACCATCAGTGATGAGGGATCATAGATGACAGAACAAACAACGAATTATTCCCAGTGGGGCGGCTTTGGTGATTTAGTCTTTAAGGGGCGCTTCACGCCAAACAAAATCAGCGACTCGCGCACTTTTAAGATCAACAAACAAGATCTCATTAACGGTTATCCCGCGCACCAGAATATGGGTGAAGATGAGCACATCGCCTCATTGGATCTGACCTTTAATAATCACTTTGTCGACATCACAAAGATGACCAAGCGGCTCGAATTAATGGGCGAAAATGGCGTGCCTCGCGCTTTGGTCGTGGGCTCAGTGGTGCATGGGCAGTTTTGTATTCGTAAAATCACCCGCACCAATATTCAAACGCTTCCTAGTGGCGTGGTGACCAGTGTGGACTATCAACTGGACATTGTGGAAGTGCGTTCATGAACACCTTAATTGCACGCCAGAGCGAGCGCTGGGAGCAGCTTTGTTATCGCGCCTATAGCGTCACCAATCAAACCTTAGTCGATGCGCTATTTGATGCCAACCGTGAGCTGACCCGAGCCATGACCAGCTTTACCTTTAGCGGAGGGGAAACCGTCAACATCCCTGCGGTGAAAGTGGTGAACACAGTCACCGTGGAAACGCCACCATGGGTATAACCGCAACAGGGCTTATCCGTCCATTCGCCATTTTGCACTGGGCGGGAAAGGATGTGACCGCAGAGCTTAGCCGTTACGTGAAGTCAATGACCTATACCGACGTCATGGAAAGCAAACAAACCGGTACAGATACCTTGTCTCTCACTTTGTTTAACAAAGACCGCCGTTTTTGTCAGGCCTGGTATCCCACCAAAGGGGACACCTTAACGCCAGGCATTGGCTGGTTAGATGAAAGCGGTCAGCGTCACGAGTGGTTGTGGGGAGAGTTCAGTATTGATGAAGTGTCCTTCAAGATTGGGCCTGATGATGTGATGGTCGGTGCAAACGCCAAGCCGCCCACCATCAAGCGAGGTTTTATCGACAATCAGCAGTGCTTGGTACAAGAGAATGTCACGTTTGAGCGCGTTGCACAGTCTTGGGCAAAAGAGAGCGGCCTATCGTTTATCAAAGCGCCTGATACGCCTGACTTTCAATTTGCTCGCATTGAGCAGCGAGATGAAACCACCCCCGCATTCTTAACTCGATTGTCAGAGCAAACCAGTGTGCCGATGGCCATCAAAGGCAAGAACCTTGTGATGGGCAACTTTAAAGACGACGTGATTCAAATTGACACCTTAAACCGAGACATTCTCACCGCTCTCAATTTACCCGATAGCGCTCGTTCAAAGTACGTAGCGGTCGAAGTCAATGGTTATGACCAACAAGCCCAGCAGCTTTTTAGTTATCGCGCAGGGGATGCCACCGCGACGGGCGATCGAGTGAAGATGCTGCACAACATCGACAACGTGAAATCCATGGCAGACGCCAGAGCTTACGCCGAGTCCTATTTACAAAACGGCGCAGACGGGAAACAAGGCGCGAAAGGACGCATGTCAGTGACCAATATCATGTTAACCACCGCGCATTCGATTGAATTTTTAAACTTTGGCAACGTGCCAAACCGCTGGAAACCCACCACCGTGACGACCTCCATTAGTGGACGTTCGTGGACCGCCAGCGCGCAACTAGCAAGAGCGAACTGATATGACCAATCGATTCCCTAATATCCCAGAGCCGCAACTGGTCGAGGTGAATTATGACGCCGACCTTGTCAGCCTCAAGCAGCGTTACCAACTAGGCACAGGGCACTATCCTGGCATCAACGATCCAGAAACGTTTCATCTTGAGCAAATCGCGTATGAGAAGAACGAGCTCAAAGCGCTCATTAACTACGAAAGCAAACAGAACTTGCTGCCGTTTGCAGAAAAAGAGCGTTTAGACAACCTTGGACTGCTCACTGAAACCGAACGGTTGCCTGCCTCAAAGGCCCGTACGGTAATGGCTTTTACCTTTACCCCTCATACTGGCTTTGTCATTGCTAAGGGCTATCAAGTGATTGCCGTGGATAACCAAACCCTGTTTGAAACATTGGAAGAAGTGGTGGTCAGTGCGGGCACGCAGAGTATTAATACCAACGTCGAGTGCGTCGACGCTGGCCTTCAGGGAAATGGTTTTTTAGCCGGACAAATCAATCAAGCCGTTGCGCCATTGGATGCCCTTGAAAGTGTGACTAATACCGAGACCACACAAGGTGGCTCTGAGATTGAGGATGATGATGATTTTGCCTATCGAATCTATATTTCGCCGTCAAAGTTCAGTGTGGCTGGGCCGTACGAGGCGTATGAGTACTTTGCTCGCTCAAGCAGTTCATCAATTAAGAACGTGTCGGTTTGGACTCCGGCCCCGAATGAAATTGAAATCAGTGCCATTTTGCAAGATGGCTCGCTCCCCAACCAAGCCATCAAAGACTTGATTAAGTCAGAGTGCTCAGGGGATAAGCGAGTGCCTATGGGGGATTTGGTGCGCGTGGTGGATGCAACGGATGTCAGGGCAACGGCCAGCTTTCACCTGCAGATCTTCAGTGACTACGCCTCACTGGCTGAGTCCATTCAAATGACGGCAAAAACCAACATTGAAGCCGTCATTAATACGTGGAAGACGCAGCACGGACGCGACATAGTGCCTGCGGCCTTAACGTCGCTGGCCCAACGTATTGAAGGGGTGTACCTCGCTAAAGGGGCGGTGACTGGCAGCGATGGTCAAGTCATTACAGAGACGAAACCGGTGACCCAAAAACAAAGGCCGCTGATCACCCTAACGGCCGTCACCTTTGAGATCATCACTGAAAGTAGTCAACAAACATTTGAATAACCACAATAAGAGAGAAAAAGCCAATGAGTGAAACGGGAATGAAAGCCATCTTGATGTCCCTAACAGACTTAGCGGGTCTAAAGAAAGTCGGCACGTCTGTCATGGCCACGATCGTCAGTTTTGGCGTCAATGATATCGCACAACTAGTTGCGGTTACGGTGGGCATTATCTCGGGTTGTATGGCCATTCGACATTATGCGGTGGCCACTCAGCTTAATAAAGCCAAGTTGGCGCGCCTGAAAGCCGGTCATGGCACCCAAATGGAGTCGGAGGAAACCTCATGAGTTTGAAAACTAAAGCAACGAAAGCCTTGGTGTGCTCCATCATGGCCGTATTGGCCATTGTGTTTAACATCGACGACGCATTGAGTGTCAGTGAACGTGGTCTGCGTCATATTGCGAATGAAGAAGGTTGCCGCGCTCAAGCCTACCAATGCAGTGCCAATACTTGGACTCTCGGTCTTGGGCATACTCAAGGGGTGAAGCCAGGTGACACGGCAACGAATGAGCAAATCGCCCACGACTTTGTTAAGGATGTGGCCAGTGCTGAGAGTGTGGTGAAGCAGCATCTCACACGAACGCCGAGCCAAGCGGAATACGACATGATGGTGAGTTTTGTGTTCAACCTCGGCGCGGGCAACTTTGCTCGTTCGACCTTACTCAAGACATTTAATCAAGGAAACCATCGCGCGGCCTGCTTGCAATATCCGCGTTGGGTCTATGTTAATAAGAAAGACTGCCGCATTAAAGGCAGTGGTTGCGAAGGTATCCCCAAACGGCGAGATAAAGAGATGGCGATTTGTCTGAACGGATGGCAATAACATGGGTGTTCTAAGCCAGCTCAAACGCACGGCTTTCTGGTTAGGCTGCGCGATACTCATCGTAAGTTTATTGGTGAACTACAAGCTCTTCCACTACACCAGTGAGCTAAAGGCCAGTAACCAAGTGCTAGGCGAGACCATTACCAGCCAGGAAACCACCAACCACTTACTGGCTGAGCGCATCACCACATTAACCACCCAAAGGCGTGAAGCGCAGAAAATCGCGGACGAGGCGTCGACTCGAGAGCGCAAGGCTCGACATCAGCTAAAAACACGAGTCGAACAATTGGAAAAGGAGCTTGAACATGAAATATGCAGCGCTGAGCCTATCGCTTATCCTGTTGGCTGGGTGTCAGGATACTAAGATTGTCACTCAGTATGAATACCAAGATATTATCCAATCGCCACCTGTGGGTGACCTGGTGGAGTGTGAGCAGCCGTTTGACCAAAAGCCGCTGACTTATGGCGAAGCGGCCAGTCGTGATGCCGTATGGCTAACCTACTTTCGATTGTGCGCGTGTAAAATAGAGCGCAACCGAACTTTCTACGGTTACACCAATAAAAATGGCGCTTGCTCCAAACTGGATGCAAGCGCCATTCAAACTCTTTCATCACCGCCCACTACCCAAACAGACTGAGCTGCTCCTTAGGTTTGCCATTAGCGGTTTCGCCTTTATCTTTGACAAACACAAACCAAGTTTGCAGTTTGGAGGCAAAGAAATAGCCATCTCGCACGTGGTTGCGCTGGGTGCGAGTGCAGCTATTAAACACCTCATAGGCTGGAAGCATACGGATCGGTTTCGATGGCATGATAATTACTCCTTCTCCATAGGTACTCGGCCAGCTCTTTAGGGGTGTACCAATTACGAATACCCAAATCACTTTTGATGATCGCTTTATCAATCTGATTCAGGGTAGCTTGAAACTCGATAGCTGCGATGCGGTTATCCGGATACATTTCAAGTAATAGCGCCTCGAGCTCTTCTTGAGTTCGAGGGTTAAGCACCTCATAGCGAGGCTCGGCCCGAAACTTTACTCGCCTCGACATGACCCCTCCTTTTGAGCAAGCCAACGCTCAAGCCCTACGATAACAGAGCGAATATTGTCACGAGTTAGCCAGCGAGCACGTTCGACTTTCACTGTGCGCTTTACAAAGCTATCCAATGCAGGGTCATCCAATCCTTGCCAGCCCATTGACTTTGCCAAAGCCGCAAGTTTAGCCCATTGTTTACTGGATGGGTGGCGGGCTGAGCTGCCACCCAAGCGTTTTTTAAACTTGAGCGAGTCCTCTAAATAGCCTTGCTGCTTTAATTCTTCTACCAACTGGCGTAATGCACCATCACTCAAGTTCTTACAGCTTGTTTGGCCCGTTTGAATACCTAAATAGTTGCGATACTCATCGTCATCATAAAACCCCAGACGGTCATTCAGCAGCGCTTTCACGCCTTTGTGCACCAAACCGTAGTAAGCCTGACGATTTATCTTCATTTTCATAGCGCCTCCTCAATGGGTAAGGTGAAAGGTTTGCCAAGCCAATTCTTGTTGGCGACACGAAGCAGCAGAGCCGAAAAGAACTCGGATTTTTCTTTAGTGGAGAAGCCTGCGTCTCGGCGCAGCGTATCAAATAGAACCACACTGTCGGCATCGAGGATGAATTTACGCTCGACTCGACCTAGCGCCTTGTGCGTATGCGGCTATCGCGGGTTCTATCGGCCTGAGATTTGGGGTTATCGACTTTAGGTCGCCCGATACGAACGGAAGCAATGACCATAAATGTTCCTCACTCACAATAAGTTATTGTTCATAGTTTATGCATCTGGAAGCGTTTGTAAGAAAAAGTTGACGTTAGTTAACGAAATGTAGATGAAGGAGAGTAAGGAATGGTACAAACATGGCTGGATTTAGTTCATGCAGTGTGATTTTTAACTCAAAAATGCCCCATTATTTGTTGAGTCAAAAAACCTAAGCTTATGGTTGGGTGAATTTTGACCAAGTATAACTAATCTGACACCTACATTCAAAATGTATGAAAAATAGGTATCATTGTGCAGTTCTTTCTTCAAATGAATACGCTGATTTTTGCCCTGTAAATCGCTCTAAAAGCGTTACAAACTCTCAAGGCTACATGGAATCATCTTGCCTTGAGCAAGTTTGAATTCTTCGCTAAGAACATTTGAGGTGCTTTACAGGCAGTTTTTGATAGCTAATCACACGTTTTACAATACACCGAGTTTTTGTATTTGAGATGACTTTTTCTCTTAATTTGGTGCCCTGCACTGACTAGTGCAGCTCATTTTTTGATATAGTCGGTAATTAACGATAATTCTCCAATAAAAGGCAATGCTTTGTAATGAAAAGATTTTTTTTGGTTTTCATTTGTTCTCTAATGTTTTTGGGTTGCGCTCAAAAAATCAATTACGGGCAATCATCATTAAATTTAGAGCTTGGAATGACTAAGCAAGAGGTTATGGGGGTTCTTGGAACGCCTAGAAGAACAGATGTAAACGATGAACGAGAGCGTTGGTATTACTGGAATCCAACTCAGATGGGATTGGCTTCTGTCGATAATGAAATGCTTTCAAGTGATAAAATATCTGTCACATTTAAAGATGGAAAACTTACCAAGTGGGGTTCTCAAAATTATATGGATGATGTAATAGAGAGCCAACAAAAGTTATTAGAGTCCACAATGAATAAACCAATAAGAGTAGAACAGACAATTATTACTAAAGATGAATGATAGGGGCTTATTCGTCTGAAGCTCAATTAAACATACATTTATTTGTTCGTAGGTGGTCGATTTACTATTACGGCATTTAGTGCGCACCCAGGTTTAGACACAAGAACGGCTCCCCAAAGGGAGCCGTTCTTCGTTACAGAGTCACGCGATTGAACATAATAGGAATGAATCAGCACCAACTAAGCTTATTGAATTGCATAAACTACCAGTTGCGTAATAAGGTGCGAGTCTACTACTGGCGCTAACCTTCTTACTGAGCCTTCCTATAGTTGGAGTAATCCATGAATTGCTAATGTTGAATTTCCCGAAACACGCTAATAAGATGGTACGCCCCACCCACACGCTAAACTTAACATTGTTAGGTTCAGTTAAATAAAGGTGACCATCATGACTACTATTCGCGTTATCGGTATCGATTTAGGAAAAAACACATTTCATCTTGTCGCCATGATTATTCAGGTAGCGAAGTCTTCAGAAAGAAGTTAAATAGACAAAAACTGCTTCAATTATTATCAGTTCATGAACCCGTTATTTTGGCTCTTGGCTTATTGATCTGAAGCGACGGAAACCATTCAATGTTGCCCTTGTTGCTTTAGCAAACAAATTGGCTCGGATAGCATGGTCAGTAATGTGACACATAAAGCTTTTGAAATAAGAGTTTAAATCAGATTTGCAGATGATATATAAAGATGACAAAACGGTTAGACCACCAGATTGAAGACCTGCTGGACAGAACAGCAACATAGAATGCTGTCACACTTTTGAGGACAATCTGGCGCGGATTTCATCGTAGAGCTGGGACTAATGCAAGTCTCAAAAAGACTCTGAATACATTAGGCAAACCAACTCCGTTATTTTTGACTTATCACTTGCAAAACGGGGCGTACCATACATTCTGTCCAGGACTGACTTGCGAGAAAGCAATCTAATGCCGGATTCACCAAATTCAGGAAAAGCGAAGCCAAAGCGGGGTCGCATAGAGCGCCGCTTACCTGTATTTAATTAGTTGGTTATATTGGGTTGATTTACTCGTTGCGAGTAACTGTTTATCGGCTTTACGAACGATGGTTCTTAGCATAGAGATACGAGTCATGTTTCCGCATCCAACACTAGGGCGACCAAGGCCATCTAATACTTTCTGAGCTAACTCTTTTGCTTCTTGAGGATTACGTGCAAGCATGCATTCTAGTGAGTTTAGTATCAGCGACACTAGTCCCAATTTAAGTGGTCATTTTATCCATGATGGCTCCCTCACAACTTGCTGAAGTTTAAGTGAACCTGTTGGTATTCGCCTTCATCATCGCGTTCGTAGAAGTTGAAGTACGACTTACTGCCAATAACCAACAGTGAATCTTTTGCAGCTTCTTGAGCCTTGCGTAAGCTTGGGTCTTGAAAGTCTTTACCAATAAAGCTAATAGTGTTCGCAATAGAGGCATCATTCACAAAAAAGTCTTGAACCGCGATTAATACATCATGTGGCAGTTTGTCTTTTTGGCTGTTGTAATAGTCACGAGCGAGCTGACGAGCCGCATCATGCTCTGGGCCAAGGGTTTTGAGTTTGGCAGTTTTGTAAGTGATTTTGTACTTACCATCAAAACTGAACATTGCCACGTTCTCGCCATTCCCACGGGTATGCAGTTTCGTACCGTAGCTCTCCAACATTTCAATTCGAAATTCTTCAAAAGCTTTCACTAGGTTTTCTTTGAAGGTTTGAAGATGTTTTTGATGCGTTTTTACTTGCTTAACCAAACTGGTGACGAACGCATCTTTACGCAGCTCATGAGCGGGAATATTGCATTGGGCAATCAGATTACCTTCAGCGTTATAGACAAAACCTTCCGGTGCGGTTAGGCGAGTCGGCTTTACTTCTGGTTGTTGAGTCGTTTTATTCATTGTGGTGCTCCTGTTTTAACAAAATGGTCAGCTTGAATAAGCTCGTTCTGTTGTTTTAAAAATTGGCTGACGGCTTGGTAAGCCGTGTCTTTTGCGCCGTCAGCAGCGATGGCTGTGTTTGATTCCAATTGGGTCAATGCTTCTGCTCGATAATCGACGATAGAGAACTCTCCGATACCGTTTTGGTTATTTGGGTCAAAGCGAACAATCACTTCGAGCTTAATGTCTTGATTGGATTGCTGTCCCATTACGCCTCCCAATAAATAATGCTGTGGTTAAGCTTAACGGCTTGCATGTGTCGTTCGATGCCTTGACAGTTCATGTTGATATCGAATTTTGCCATGTCGGCATCAGCAATTAATAAAGGTCTATCACTCATCACCAATTCACCTTTGCCTTTTGGTTTACGGCTGGCGACTCGACCGCCACGCAACCAAACAAATTCATCCGTTTCTCTGCGACTCATATTGCCTCCCAAGGACGTAGAACTTGGTTTAATAACTGGTAAGCAGGAGAGAGTAAAAGTTGAAACTCAGCATCCAGCTGGGGGTTGTTGCCTTTGCTTCTTTTGGGCCTGCAATGTTTACAATGACCATTGTGTAAGTGCCATTTCAGTGTCTTCCCTCGGCAAGTAAGACAGGGGGAGTAAGGTGAGGTCCCTGTCAGTTGATATAGGTATGCATTCCCTTCTTGCCCGCCAACGGTAACTGCGCCATGTGCTTTTAAACGCATCAACAGGTTCTTAATGGTAGTGAGCGCAAGGCGGTCACGTCCAACTTGTTGTTGCCAAAGAGCCTTACACGTGCAGGGCTGGAGCTTAGTCAACAAGGCCATTACGGTCTCGGTGGTGTTGGGGAGTAGTGTCATGGTTACACTCCTATGCTTTCTTTCAAGTAGTGGTGAGCAGCGGCCAAGTGCTTCGGTGTCAACGGCTCATGGTTTCGGGATGCTGACGAACTGGCTAACATGATCATGTCAGCGAGCGTTCTAAGTTGCCCTGTTGTTTTCGGCACAATGGCGTAAGCCGCTTTAAACAGCTCTTGGTCTTGAATACCCCAAGCCTGCATATAGCTTTTGATGTCACCATTTGAGGCCACCTTGATGCAGGTTGGGCGTATCATTCGACTCCAAATCGGGTTCATGTTGACTTGAGAGCGAGCCGCGCTCATACGAGTACGCACGACATCATTACCAAGAAGAAACACGCCGCACTTGCGCTCAGCTAAGATACGTAAGCCATTCAATACATCATCTGAAAGGTATTGCGCTTCATCGATAATGATGAGTCCGTTTGAGCCATCTAACTCCTGCGCTATTGCTTTTTGCATAAGGTAGACTGTCATATTGGACGCCTTAATATTCATGCGCTCACAAAGCTCAGAGAGGATGGCCCGCGCTGATTTACACAGGTTTGAAGCAGTCACAATCCAGACGTTGTTGTGTTTGCGTTGATATTCTTCGGCGGTGACGGTTTTACCAATGCCTGAGCCTTCATAAACCATCGACCAGCGGCGCATCGTGCGAGCCAAGTCCATCAGTTTCCAAATCGTTTCCGAGGTTGGCAGCATCAAAAAGTCAGGCTCTTGAAGTGACGTATCTGCTAACTCTTCAACTTGGGTACACCGTGTATTCAACCAGGTTTCAAGTTTATGAAGCTGAGTTTCGGTGTCGCCCGTATAAGGTTTGTTATTAAGCAACTTACTTAGAATGCCTTCACCAATATCAGATTCTTTGGCAATCTTTCGATTACTGAGATTTTCACTGACTTTCACGGCAAGGACTTGTTGAATAATGTGGTTCATTTTGCTTTCCCGTACTGCTGCATTAATGCGTCTAAATCCATAGTGGGTTCAAAATCCGCACCCACCGCTTTCTTCTCAAGTAAGCTTTCAAATTCACTCGGGTTCATTTGATGCTGCTCTGGCGTTCTTGCTAACTCGGGTGTCATTTCAGTAATGCTCGGCACCATACCGCCCAATGGCTCGGGCTTCTCATTGCTGCGCGTTAACTGGGCAAGGTCGTCGTTAGTTAATCCGACCATTTGCTCCTTTAACCACGCGGCTCGATTAATATCTTCACTTTGGTGTAGGCTCTGACGGCGTGCCGCGCCTAAATCGTCATAAGCTGCATCAGCAAACAATGGAACCTCGCCGATGAACTCCCCGAGCTCACTGTAGGCATACACACAGCCTGTTAAGTCATAAGGGTTGAAGCGAAGATGAACACTTTGACCGATGTATTCGAACAACAGTGGGCTGCGGTAACGATTCGACAAATGCTTGCTGTAACGCCCTGCGTTTAATTCAACTAAACCGCCAGCATGAACCTTCACACTTTTGCGTGTCCGGTGCAGACACAGGCGCAACTGTGTCGCGGTGGGTTTACGTACTTGTATTTGGGTGTAACTTTGCTCAAACACTTGCTTATAGCTGTAAATGCCGCGTGCCATTTCACTGCGACGGCCTTCCAGGCTATTCCAATCGGTCACCCACTCGGCAAATAGCTCAACCACTAACTCAACAGGTACTGTGGCTTCACCGTAGTTCGCGGGTTTGCTGGTGGCTGATTCACCTGCGTAGGCTCCTGCAAAAGCTGGATGGCGCTCAAACTGACCGATACCACCTTTAGAATGGAACAAACGCTCAACAGGTTTAGCTCGCGCGTTACCTTTACGGCCTACGTTGTCATCTTCAACGCGAGTCCAGTTCACTTTTGAGCCTAGAGCCGTAATCGCGCCTTCAATCTCAGCGTTATCAAACTTTTTATGCTCTAACTTGCCTTTGCCCGTTGCTTTAGGGCGTGAGGTTCGCCCTGTCATTGCTTCACTTAGCGCCACGGAGCCTCGGTCAAGGTCGAACATTTCAGGGATACCAAACTTTGAAACCATGTTGAAAAGAGCAATGCCTAACATCTCAGTGTTCTCTGTAATATCAATGGCGTAGCCCACAATCATGGAGCTATAGACATCTTGGAACACCCAAACGGTAGGACGAAGCACCGTGCCATCTTCCAGGTGACAGCGAAGACGAAACTCATGACCATCACCCGATACGCGCTGCATAGCATGCATACCGACTCGTGTGCGACGCTGCGCAGGGACTAATGTTTGCTTGGCAGTAAATAAACCACCTCGGCAATACACTTGAAGCTCATAGGGAATATCGGTATTCACGCGCTCTCGAATTGTGGAGAGGCAGGGCACACTCCAACCTTCACGCTTAGCCGCTTTACCCATGCGGTTATAACATTCGGTTATGGTGGGCTGTTCAGGTCGCAAATAATCGGCCTGAAACATGGACCAAGCTTCCTGTGATAAGGGGGCGGTACGCTTACCGTGAGAGCCAATTCTATCAAGAAGTGCTGGCAACCAATCTTCCACTGGGATCTTGTTGGTTTGCAATCCTGGGATGTTGTAAAACCAGCTCACAATTTTGGAATAGGTTCTTCCAGACTCTTCCGCCACACGCTTCATTGATTTACGCATGCTAATACCCGATTCAACATACGCCTTAACTCGCATACACAATTCATAGCGTTGCTTGGTTGACGCTTTCTTGCTGTCAGTAGCTTCTTCATATTCCAGCCACAGTTCATCTGAAGCCGGAGTGGCCGTTTGGCGAACATTGCGGCTGCTTTCTGCTTGTGCAGTTTGCTGTTCCGCAACATCACGCAATAGATGCAAACGAGTTTCTTCTGGTAAGCAATCAATATGATATTCAAAAGCTTTAGAACCTTGCCGTTTGCGTTTTTGGTTACTGTCAGCCAGTTTATTTAACTTATTTCTAACATTGTGAACCATCGTTGGCATGCCAACTAAACCTACACATTCTTGCGCTGATATATACATAACTAAGCCACTTTATTTCTGTAACGACTAGGCCAAATATCAGATGGTTTAACCCCAAGAGCGTCAGCAATAATTCCTTCACCTTTAGGCCATGGACGGTTTAGTGCATTGGAGAGTGTGGTTGGAGCTAAGCCTGCTTTGATTGATAGCTCTTTAACGGTGATTCCTTTTTTGTGTAAAGCGGCAACAATATCGATTCGATGCATATCGTTTTTTTCATTCGACAT